GGCTTCCATGTCCCGATAATCTCCACCTGCAGAAGTCGTAGCGTTATGGATCATCACCTGTGCGCCGTGTGAAGCTTTAAGGTGTGAACAAGCGCACATCAGAATTGTTGCAGCACTCGCGGCAAGTCCTGTAATAATTCCAGTAACTTTGCCCGGATAACTTTTAAGTTCTGCATACATAGCTTGAGCCGCCCAAACATCGCCGCCGTATGAATTAATTATTAATTCAACATCNTCACCCTTTGCTTTATCGAGTTGTTCCCTCAATAATCTAGGTGCCATGACCGGATAGCCAAACCATTCGAGAATTTCTGAATCTTCATCGGCGACTATATATCCGTCAATATATATCTTCATTTATTAACCTCCCTGTGGAACTCCGCCTTGATTGGCTGTCCCGCCCTTTTCCATTAAGTAATCAAAATAAACATCCATTTGTTCGAGTGGAATCGAATTAAGAGGTGCAATCCTTAAATCTCCACCCTCAACATCAGGTAAATCCTCATAACCGCGAATGTCGTTCGGACTGTAAGCCCCGACGTCCCGCATACGCTTATACCAGGTTGACCGGCTGTCTGTGTCACCCCTTAATTCAGCGTTCATGTTCATCCGGATTTGCTTTCCGGCTTTGATTTCTTTTTCAAACAAAGTCTTATAGGTAAATTCTTCCTCGTACTGAGTCACTGTCGGACTCAAAGTAGTAACAACATATTCAATCGCATTCTGCTCATTTGATTGATACGTTTGTTTCCCGGCTTGAAGTTTATAAAGCGGTACAAGAAAAAACCGGGCAATGTCTGCAACGGTTATATCTTTACTTTCCACGAATTGTGCGTCTCTTTGCGACATAGATATTTGCTTGTATTCCATGCCGTTATCAAGAATTGCCACTTTGAAAGCGTTATCTGCTCCGCCATAAACCTTTTGCCATTCTTCTCGAAACTTGTCCTTACTCGGACCTCCTAAATCCGATTGAACCTGGACCACTCCGGACGGTGTAGCGTTCTGATCATAGAATTTACCTTCATAGAGCTGTTGTTGTCTGGCAGCGTATATTGTTTCGGACGCTCTCGACAAAACCGATTGTCCTTTTAATCCGTCGTCGGAATAACCTTTCAAATGAATCATGTCATAATCTCTTACTCTGTACCGCTTGCCTTTTTTGATATCGGTCACGATATAAAACAATTTATCGTTATCAAACTTAGGTTCTACCGTGTCCGGATGTATCGGGATTAATTGTGTCGGCAATCCATTCATCGTGCTTCGGCTAACATAGATATAACTATTCCCGTAGACAAGCCGCCAAGATTCAATCAGTTTCTTAAAAACAAAAGGCGTCATAATCTCGTTCGGTCTGACGGTCAACAATTTGTGTACAGCGTGTTTGTCGTCACGTTTTTTCGTTTCTTTATCCATGATAAAAAACGGCAATTTCCCGATACTATCTGACCGAATTTCAATACAAGCTGAAACCGTTGCAATCTTCATCGCACTACTTTTGGACGTTCCGATTAAGTTCGGATGTCGCCACCCGGTTGGATCGGTTAACAACAATTCTGTTTTTTGCTCAGTTTCGCCACCTGTCAAAGCGTTTCTTAAAAACATTAACCGTCACCACCTTTCGCCAAAACAATGCTGCAGATCACCATTGATAATCCGGCAGCAATAACGCCCGCCGGAACATTAAGCATAAAAATACCGGCTGTGATTACCACTAAGCCGGCAGCAAATAATATATCATCTAAGTGTTTTTTCATTTGTCAAAATACCTTTCTAAAAACTCTAAATGCGGTCTTTTGTTTTGTCTCGACTCATCACTTAAAATTCTTTGTCTGCATATATGTTTCGGTGTATCAATATGCACGATTTCGGCATCCAATTTATTTACAAGTTCCTTAAAGAAATTCTTATTCTGCGAGCACGTAATAAAATAGCAAGTTCTGTCATCAACACAATCATTAATTGCTTTCTCCAAAATCTCTTTTCTTGCAAAAATGGAAATTCTGTTTGCAAAGCAATCTGAAAATTCCCGAGATAATTTAGGAAATAAACAACTCTTTATATTGTCTATGTCAAGTACCATATCTTTTTCTTTTATGTTGTTTTTCACATAAAAACTTTTGCCAGCTCCCGGCGGACCGTGAACAACAATTACTTTCATTACAAACTCCAATCGTCCGACATGATTTTCTCGTTTAAGTCGACCGGCGGTTTCAATTCTAACCTCATCGCCCTTGCGTTTATAATTGAGTCAACCGGGTCAATCCTACGACCTCTGGTTTTACCTTTTTTCGACACTTTAATTTCTCCAAAGCTATTTTCTTCCGTTGTTGCGTTCCCAAACGACCAACTCAACAACTCGTTTCTTCGATTATGTTTAACTTTTCCCGATTTAATCTCAAGCTGTATCGCTTGCGTTGCATCATTTAGAAACCGTGCCGATTGCGGAATATCCATCAACGGAACTCCGAAATCATCTAGGTAAGGTAACAATGATGATATATTGTGTCGGTCATAGCCGATGCCTAACGGCTTTAGTTCAAAGTCTTGAATCACTTGTTTCAAATAATTAATAATAAACAAATAATCCGTAATAAAAGCGTCCTCGCCGCCTGTTACGGTCAATAATTCCTTACTCAACCAAACATCATATGGTGCAAGGTCTTCCCGGATGTGTTCTTCCAATCGACCTTTTGGCATAAACGAATGTGATTCAATAAACGACTCTCCGTTTCCTAACTCAAAATCAAACCCGATTGACGTTAAATCTCCGCCGCTCGACAAGTCCAAACCGATAAAACATTCCCGACCTCTCATTGATTCCAGATTCAAATCCGTTGCGTTTGCGTTCCAAGCTTCTTTATCGATGTAAGAGTCTTCGCTGTCCTCGTACCATCGGTTAAGACTCTTTGTTACAAATTCTCGCAACTCCGAACCGCCCATAAAAAAAGCGGATTCTCTATCCGCCAAAACATTCTCCCAAATTACTGGTATTTTCACTGCAAGAGGGTTTGCTTTGATTAAGCCTTCATCTGACGAAAATTTATCATCTTTATCCGCACAATAAATATTTACATAAAAATCATCCGCTAGAAAAATCCCCTCCAAAATAGAAACAGCCATATTGTCAATGTCATAGGCAAATGTATTTGCATCTTTGCCTCTGGTACTAATCATAGAAAGCAATGTTTCCGCTAATGCTCTAGTTCCACGATACAAACTCGAATATACCGAGTTGTCTCTCATCTGGTGCAACTCGTCAAGTGATGAAAAAATGGATCTAAAGCCTTCATCAAGTCCGCCCTCTTTGGATAACGCTTCGATTGTACATCCGGTTACTTTAGATGTGACCAGCGACTTCCAATCTTGCACTCGATACATATCGCTCAAATCCTTGTCGGCTTCAATGAAATTTTTCATTTCTTCCCAAACAATTCGTGCTTGTTTCTTTTTTGTTGCAGCGGTGAATAATTTCCCTTTCTTATATCCGCTAAACCCTGCTATATATGTCCCTAACAAACCATTCATAAACGACTTGCCATTTTGCCTAGCTATCGAAATATACGAACGCCTAAATCGCCTATATCCCTTTTCGTTCTTCCATCCGAATAATGAGCCAAAGTCAAATTCTTGATGTGGCAGCAATTCCACTCTGCGACTTTCAAAACCTTCACTGATTGTCAAATCGTTAGCAAAGCTTATTATTTCCTTTGATGCCTTTTCATCAAAATAATACGGAAATTCATCCGTTCGTTGTTTCTCTAATTCTTCAAGATGCCTTTTGCAAGCAAGAATATGTAATTCGCCGTTCGGATAATCAGTTCTGCCAGCAACAACCATCTCTGCATGTTTTGTTACCGGATCCATTTTTACCTCACTTTACATATTTCTTGAACTTGTTTTCTTCCGGTTCCTCCACTTTCGGAATAACTAAACGGCAGCGGCTTGTTATGGTTAAGCCTAAATCGTTAGCGGCTGCCCTCATTTGTTTAAAACTCCGGTCACGTTCAATTGCTAAATATTTTCTTTTGGAAACAGCATCATCAGTGTTTAGTTTTATCGCTCTGATTTTTCGTGTATATTCTTTATATTCTTCACTCGTAACAACAAAAACCGCCAAAGTTTCTTTGTCTAAATCCGAATAAATATCCAAAGCAATCAACTGTTCGGCGTATTCCTCAAATATCCGTTTTTGCTTTACCGTCAAATAAGTTGGAGGTTCTCCGGTTCCAACGGGAGCATTCACTTGACTGTTTTTTCTGCGTTCAATTTCAGCTTTTGTTAGTCTATTTGGATTTCCTCTAGCTTCATGTAATTGTATTGGATAAATTCTTCCACCTGCCATAGTTGCCCCCTTTCTAAACCTTTTCAAAAACGAATTTGTCACACGGAATGGGCCGCAACGTGCTCCAGGAGAAAATTTTTCAAACTTTTTTCAACCCCCTCGGGTCAATT